CAACAACATTAAAGCCGAGATTGGCAGCCGTCAATCTCTGCCTGACTCCAACCCAAAGATTTTCCGCCAATCCTTAGACGTCCATGTCTGGGGCACAACCTTTTAGGAGCTAATCCATGGCCAAAGAAAATTTAGTTGATAGTTTTTATACCCTTGGTCTCGATACTGTCGGCGACAAAACCGGTTATAAAAAAATCCCTCACTTGCAAAAAGCTGCACCGCCAACTCAAGAGAAAGTTAAAGACGAAATCACGGATACTGATGATCGTCAGGAAGAGTATGCGATTGTCAACTTTAAGAAAAATGGTGATATTGAATTTGAAGTGGTATATGACCCGAAAGACCCAACCCACTTAAAACTTGACCAAATGTTTGAAGACAACAGCTACGGGCATTTTGAATATTGGCTGGTCGAAGCAAAACAAGGTAAGACTTTTGATGCACAGTTAATGAGTTGGGAAGAGGTCACCGAAACTAAAACGCAAAAACTGCGTAAAAAAGGCACGCTTACCATCTCAAACGTGACACCAATCACCACATCATTGACCCAGCCATAACGCTGGGTTTTTGACCTTTCAATCTTTTAACCCACTAAATACCTATAAACCAAGGATATTATCATGGCTCTATTATCAAAAGCTGCTATCGCATCGGCAATCGCTGCCGCCTCTCAAGTGTCGTTCAAATCTGTGTATGTACCCGCATTGGGCGGCGACGTCAATGTCAAAATCCAAACCGTCGCCGAGCGCGAAGCAATGGAAGATGCAAGTTTTGGTAAAAACAAAACCAAACAGCCATTTCGCGCCGTGATTTTTGCCAATGCCGTGGTCGATGAAAAAGGCGAGCGGCTGTATAAAGACGAAGACATCGCTGCCATCGCAAACTATCCAGCAAGTATCGTCATGCCTGTATTCAACGCGTACAACGAATACAACGGCATCACGGTTGAAAAAGTGGATGAAGCCGAAAAAAACTCCTAAACCGCCCTAATCGGCGGTTTTTGTTTAAGTTAGCACTGCAACTGGGTAAGACGGTTAATGAGTTATCCAATGAGCTATCAAACGATGAGTTGATAGAGTGGATAGCGTATGACCGCATTGACCCGTTCGGCAATTATCGGATGGATGCCCAGTTTGCAAAACTACTGCAATTGGCAACACATTGGATGGATGGCGAGTCAATGCCGCTAAAGAACTATCTGTTTGTTGATCCACATCCAGTATCACCTGAGGTCGCTGCTGAACGTGAGCGCGAAGCTGAGATTGATCGGCTAAGAGCTGAAACCGAGGCAATGACTAAAATGTTGTTTGATGGAAGTTGATTTTTGTTTTATGCTGTAATCTTACACAATTGTTGCTAGAAAGGATTACAGCATGGCGAAATTAACAACATGTAAAGATTGTGGTCATCAAGTCAGTAAGAATGCCACACAATGCCCAAATTGTGGGGCAAAAATAAAACGCTCATCACCGATTTTAAACATCATTGTAGGTATTATTTTATTTTCGATTGTTTGGGCAATGGTTAAGTCATGTAGTGGCGAAACATCCACACAGCCAACAACTACGCAAAACACTGCTCAACCATTAACAGATAATGCGTCAGTTGCCCAAGCAACACCAACCGAAAAGCCAACGACGGCATCAAATTGGCGCTATGACAGCGACGTTGACAAAATGCGTGGCAATACCAGCTATTTTGCTAATGCAACATCGTTAAATAGTGCAAATTTCCAATTCCCTTATCAGGGTGAGTCGCATTTTCATATCATGCTGCGCAACAAAGGCCAGGGTAATGATGTGATGTTTAGCATTGATAAGGGTCAATTTCATTGCAGCTATGATGGCTGTGAGATATCGGTTAAATTTGATAATGAGGCTGTGAAAACTTACACGGTCAATGAAGCAGATGCTGGCAAAAATGATGTTGTCTTTTTGGCATCGGGTGAAGATGCCTTTATTAAAAAGTTAAAAACATCCAAAAAAGTTATTATTGAAGCACCATTTTTTCAAGAGCCGCGCACCCAGTTTGATTTTGATACTGCTGGACTCGAATGGAAGCATTAAAAAACACCTAATTGAAAAACCCCGTCACTTGATGGGGTTTTTTATTACCCATCATTTAAGGAGTTGGAAATGGCTGTCTTATCACGTCTAGACATTGAAATCAGTGCTAACTCTGCCCGTTTTCAACAAGAAATTCAGAACGTCAGCACTACCAGTCGACGAGCTGCCGCACAATTACAACGCGAACAGCAACAACAAGCGCAGTCACGTCTGCAAATCGAGCGGCAATATGCGTCTGAGCATCGCCGCATCGAAATGGCATTGACTGACGAAGTCGAGCGTATTCGTGCTGCGCGATTTAATACTGCCGATGAGCAGCGCTACATTGCCCAAGCGCGCGCAAATGCGCAACAACAAGTTGACTTGATTGCACAGCAAGAGCGTGCAACCACTGGTTTTGCAGATAAAGCCAAAGCTGCCTATGGCTATGTTGCCATTGCCATTGGCGTCGCCAGTGCAGCCATTGGCGCACTCATCAAAAACCAAATCGAGATGACCGCTGAGCTGACAAAAACAGCTTACATAGCAAACACTACCGTCGAAAATATTCAAAAATATGTCGTCGCTGCCAAGGTCATGGGTATTGAGACCGATAAACTTGGCGACATCTTTAAAGATACGCAAGACAAAGTCGGTGATTTTCTGACCACCGGCGGCGGCGAAATGGCGGATTTTTTTGAAAATATCGCCCCGCAAGTCAAAGTTACTGCTGACCAATTCCGCAATTTGTCAGGTCCCGATGCGTTGCAGTTGTATTTCGACAGCTTACAAAAAGCCAATTTGTCACAGTCGGAAATGATTTTTTACATGGAGTCTGTGGCGGATGAAGCATCAGCACTAATCCCATACCTTAAAGACGGCGGCAAAGGCTTCGACCTTTGGGCAACTGCCGCCGAAAATGCCGGCGCCACAATGGATGAAAAAACCATCCGCGCGACCCAAGAATTAAAAACCTCAACTGAACTTTTAGACTTATCTGTACAAGGGGCAAAAAACCAAATCGCCCAAGCATTTATGCCAGTTTTGCGCGATTTGGCAGTTGAGTTAGTCAAAGATGCCAAGCTTAAAGAGCAATCCGCAAAAGCCGGACAAGGCATGGCCGATGGCTTTAAGTTAATTGCCAATACCGGTATAGCCGCTGTGTCCATCATTGGCATTATGATTGACGGGGTACGCGGGTTACATACAGCGTTTTCGGAGCTGGGCAAAATAACCGATGGTGTGGATTTTAAAAGCCCATTTGCCACATTACAGCTTGCAAAAAATGCGTTTTTTACGCCTGTCAGAATGGGCGCTGACGTGGCATTTACTGCGGTACAAATCCAGCAGCGCATCGATGCGACCAATGGGCTGATGGAAAAAGTTAACAAACTAGGGACAAATCCGACTGGTAGTAATTTGGTTAGCACTTTAACTAACTTAAACATCCAGTCCGAAAAACTAAAAAATTCCACGGGCAAAACGGGCAAAGCGCTCAAAGACGAAGCCGAAGCCAAAGAAAAAAATGCCAAAGCTACGGCAAAACTAGCAAATGAACAAGCTAGATTGGTTGGTATCAGCGGCAACAGCGGCATTGGTAGCGGCGCGCATTTGGATATCCGCGCATCTGGCGGTGGTCGTCGATTGACCTCGGCTGAACTAGCACGTTTTCAAGCCGACGGCAAACCCTTGACCGCCTATCGCAAAACATCGGATTACGGTTATCGTGGTGACATTGGCGTTACGGGCGCATCCAAATACCATCGCGGCATCGATTTTGCGATGCCAGTTGGTACACCAATCACCACCAAAGTTGCTATCAAAGACATTAAGTCATTCTACGATAGCAAAGGCGGTGGTTACGTTCAGCGCGTTTTATTTGCTGATGGTTTATCAGTTGACTTATTGCACCAATCACCAGCATCAAAAGGTATTAAAGGTGGTTCAAGCGGTATCAAATCACCTTATACAAGAGCGCAGGATGAAACATCGCAGCTAATCGCACAGCAACAAGCAGAAGCCGCTAAAGATGCTCAGCAACAAGCTAAAGAAGCTGAACGAGCCGCTAAAGAGCAACTTGATTTGCAAGAAAAGCTCAAGGCTGAATATGCCAACGAAGACGCCAAGCGCACGATTGAGCATCAAAACAAACTGAAAGAAATTGCCAAGGTCAATAATGCCAAACTGCAACGAGAGTTAATTATTCAAGAAAATGCACGGTTTAAAAATGCAAACGAAAAGGCACAGCTTGAATATGATGTTAAATTTCAAAGAGCGACAGAATGGCAGCAGACTGAAGAAGAGCGCATTAAAAACAATGCTGAAATCGAAAGACGTGAAACTAGGCTTACCGTTGGCTTGCATAAAGACCTTGTCACGGCAAGAATCAATGAGATTAATGCCAAAGAGCAAGAGACATTGCGTCAATTGCGCGCTGGGTTTGAGTCTGAGCTTGCTAACATTACTGATTACTCAAAGTCTGAGCTTGAGCGCATACGTCAAGAAGGTCAAAAGCAAATCAACGCCTTGGCAAATAGAAAAGACCTTAATCCATCTCAAAAAGATGAAATGGCGGCAGCTATAAAAGGGCGTACAGAAACTGAAGCGCAGCGTGTACAGCGTGAAGCAGCAACTGGGTTCAATAATCTAAATGCTACTATGTCTGGCACTAGCGAATGGCAGTCACTGCAAGATCAATATGTCGCTCGTCAGCAAATTGTTGATAATGCCTTGAAAGCTGAAGTTATATCTAAGCAACAGCATAAAGACGCAATGTTAGCGATCGATAAAGCATATGCAAACGAGTCTAATTTGTTGGCGATGAGTCAAGGACAACAGGTGCTTGGCAGTATTACCGCATCGCTTAAAGCTACAATGGGCGAGCATAGCAAGGCGTACCGTTATATGTTTGCCATCGAGAAGGGCGTTAACATTGCCCGCTCATTAATGGCAATCAATACCGGTATTGCAATGGCAGCCGCTAATCCATTTCCTATGAATTTGGGGGCGATGGTGTCGGTCGCTGCTGCCACTGCAAGCATTGTCAGTGATTTGATGGCTATCAAAAATCCCGTTGGTCAAGCGCATGACGGCATCATGTCTGTGCCTGATTCCGGCACGTGGAATTTGCAAAAAGGTGAGCGCGTCTTACCTGAGTATACCGCAAAACGCCTTGATCGTACTCTTGATGATGTGAGCAAAAAAGGCAATGGCGGCGGCAACGTCAACATCGTAT